TTTATGAAGAAAACATCAAGAGCAAGATTGCCTTTATGATTGTGACGCCTTTTGAAACCTATCAACATTATTTGTCACTCAAAAATCATTTCACAAATCCAAAATACGACTTCTTTAAGTACGGTGCGAAGACTCGTGCCAGTATGACATCCTTCAACAAACGCAAGGACAAATATTGGTTTGAGAAGACAAGTCGCAAATACAACGATAAGGAAGTTTTAGATTTTCTAGTATCAAACTTTGTAGCATCAGACAACCCACAGAACTTATGGATTGGAGAAATTATCAGTTCTGGAGAAAGGACTTACGCAGATTGGATGCGAAGACAGCAGAGTTTGACTTACTTGTTCAAAGAACAAAGCAACGAATTGTTCTCGGAGACAAAATTAGACGATGCCTTGAACTGTTCCAAAGGTCATCCACCCGTTCTTAAAAAGTTCCTGAGCGGGAAGATTAGCCTAGAAACCCTAGTCATATATGATAAAATATTCCTGTTCGGGAAGATGTTTGATAAGAAACTTCTGGACCCAGTGTGGGAAACCGTAAGTTTAAAAATCAAGAAATATAATCCATTTCTAAATATTGATGTATTCCAATTCAAGAAGATTTTAAGGGAAATCATAGATGAGTAGCTTTTTTGACTCCGATATTATTCAAGACGAACTGAGAGAAATCAACAAGTTACAAGAGGAAATCTACGGAAGCATTCTGACTTTCGGTATGATGCCCCGTGAGACCAAACTGGAACACATTGAGAAACTTGAGCTCTTGCTAGAAAAGCAGAGAGTGATGTATACTAGGTTGTCCCTTTCAGATGACCCACAAGCGGTTGAGATGAAAGAGAACCTACGCAAATCAGTGGCTCTGATGGGATTCCCACCAGAGACTGATATGCAAGTTTTATTCAGTAGTATGAACAAGACCATTGAGTCTCTCAAGCAATTCATTGACAGGTGACTCAATCTTCGCTATACTATCTAAGTAAATCCCCCGAATCCAAACTATCTGAGGTATCCAAATGTCCTTTTCGGATCTTAAAAAGCAATCCAAACTGGGTAATCTGACCGCTAAACTGGTCAAAGAAGTAGAAAAAATGAATACTAGCAGCGGTTCTTCTGATGACCGTCTGTGGAAACTGGATGTAGATAAAAGCGGTAATGGTTATGCCGTAATCCGTTTCCTGCCTGCTCCTAACGGCGAAGACCTGCCGTTCGTGAAACTCTACAGTCACGCATTCCAAGGTCCTGGTGGTTGGTACATTGAGAACAGTCTTACCACTCTGAATCAGAAGGATCCTGTGTCCGAACTGAACTCTGAACTGTGGAACAACGGCACCGATGCTGGTAAAGAACTGGCACGTAAGCAGAAGCGCAAACTGACTTATGTGAGCAACATCTATGTGGTGAAGGATCCTGCCAACCCCTCCAACGAAGGTAAGGTGTTCCTGTTCAAGTACGGTAAGAAGATCTTTGACAAACTGACTGCTGCGATGCAACCTGAGTTTGAAGATGAGGAAGCAATTGATCCGTTTGACTTCTGGCAGGGTGCTAACTTCAAACTGAAGGCGAAGAACGTTGCTGGTTACCGTAACTATGACTCTTCCGAGTTCGCTGCGTCTTCTCCTCTTCTGGACGACGATGACGCAATGGAAGCAATCTGGAAGAAGCAGTATTCGCTTGCTGAACTGGTTGCTGCTGATCAGTTTAAGTCTTATGATGAACTGAAGAAGCGTCTGGACTATGTGCTTGGTTCTAAGGGTACTCCTCGCTATCAGGACCCTGATGTTGCTGATGAAGAAGAGTATTCTCGTGGTCCTGTGAAGGATCTTGATGAAGACCTCCGCACTGAACTCAACAATCTTCAACCCACCCGTCGTGCTGCGGTAGTGGAAGATGAAGATGATGATGCTCTCTCGTATTTCGCTAAACTCGCAGAAGATTGAAGACTGATTACTACATTGACCGTGTAAGTAAATCCGAAGCCGCAGAGTTACTTCTGCGGTTTCATTATCTTAAGGACTTTTCTAAGTCTTTTAAGAGTGGATATAACTACGGTTTATATAAGGACAATGACTTTTGTCCGTTGAATATTGGTGGTATTCAGGGAGTCTGTGTCTTCACAGGTCTCCCTGTTCCTGAAGTAGCACAAGGAGCATTTGGACTAGAAAGAAATGAGCAAGAAGGATTATTTGAACTTTCACGACTTTGCATCCACCCTGAAACCCAACGAACCGAACATAATATCACTTCTTGGTTTGTTTCAAGATCGATTAGACAGTTACGGAAGGATACTGAAGTTAAAGCAATCATCTCTTACGCTGATAGTGATTTCCACAATGGTACAATCTATCGCGCTTGTAATTTTAAATATTGCGGACTTTCAGACCCAAAGAAAGATTTCTACTATGCAGACGGAACTAAACACTCTAGAGGAAAAGTTAAAGGTGCTGAAGGAGAATGGAAAGACCGCTCCCGCAAGCACCGATATGTGATGATATTTGATAAGAATTTAGAACTCTTATGGTAATGTATTACGAGTATTTTCAGTTTTAGCAAGTCTTCTATTCACGAACTGTGAAGACTTTTCATAATACATAATTCTTCTCATATCGTTGAGATAAACTTGTAGATACTCTGGTTTCAGTAAGTAAATTGATCTCTTGTCTTCATTTTTTCTAACCTCATATTCATAATTAGTAATCGCTGTTACAGGATTTAAATTAGCATTTGGATTGCTTGGATTTGGAATTGTGAAGTTAGAATCTACCACTTTTCCTTTTGGAAGAATCAAACGATTAGAAGAATCTTTAACTTCAGTAGTCTCATAAAAACGCACTGTAGTTAAATCACTACCGTACTTATTTTCCACATAGCGATATAAGTCTTTATCCGACAGTGGCCATTGGTCTGTTACATTAACAATGCCTGCTGTCAGTAAGACAACCCAATCATAATCGGCACTTCCATAATTTGCTTCTGCAACAGTATCAGGTCTTGCACCGTCTTTAATCTGATACTTATTGAACAGAGTAAAGACATTCTGCAAATCATCACGTAGTTTAACTCTTCTAAACAGATTTTTAACTCTTACGTAGTCACGTGAAGAGTTTCTATCAGATGACTGTGACTGATATAAGATGTCTGGTAATTCTCTGAAGTATGACATTTTAGAAACCTACTCCGATGTCGTCTTCTTTATAATCAACATTGTAAACAGGACTGAGTTCAGTAAAAGTTAAACTCATCTGGATATGCACCGGTGTACCATCTGCATATGTTGTATAAGTGTTAGAACCAGTGTAGTTTAACTGCATATCAGTTAATGCCATTGGTTTAAACTTGTTCAGGAATGGATGTGGATCCTTTCCTCTCTTGTATGTTATTTGAAAAACATCTGGAGCACCAATAAAAACTCCTCCAAATTGATTTTGTGAACTAGACTTGGCAGTCATTGACTTTTTAAAAGCTCTAATTATTTTTTTAACTATTCTTGCTTCTGTTTGATTTCTTGGTGCAAAGTCAAAAGTAAATGGAAATGACCTAAGGTTTACTCCATTGAAGAGGAGTTCTAAATTAGGATTGAAAACTCTTCCAGATGCCCTTGCTACAATACCAGAAACACTTACGTTACCGCCAAGTGCTCCATATGCCTTAGTAGAAACAGCGGCGATTATAGCGTTTTTTGTTTTCTGATCAATTCCTAAATTGGTTGCTTTATTAATTAAGTCTCGACCAACTTCTGATAAGTTAAAATTTTCTTTTATTAGTTTATCTCCAAGTCCAACTGCAAATGCTGATAATGGATCTAATGTATCGGGTCCCCAGGATACAGATGTTGTATCACTAATTGCTTGGGGAATAGGAAGCATTATATAATATTTTGTATTCTTCGTATTTAATCCACCCGTAGGTAAATTTCCAAAACTTAATAATTGATTTGCATTTTTACTTTGTTCTTCAGGAGTTCCTCCAAGAATAGTGCTATTATTACTTACCAATTCATTAGCCTTTCCACTTCCAAATCCAGGTGGTTGATATTCTGCAATTGTTAGTTCTAAGTAATCAGTATCCCTATCAATCTTCATATTATAAGGATATCTAAGACTCTCAACAGTCGGTTTTTCTGCAGTATTTTTCTCACCAGAAGAAGTGCTGGTTGAGTTATATCCATTAACTGCAGAATTAAACCCTATTGACGGATCTAGCATTTATCTTTTTCTAACTATTTAGACGGATATTTGCAAAAGGAAGAGCTTGTAAATCTTTTACTTCTGATTGATAAACTTCATATATTTTTCCTGGTATCTCATCCCAAGTGTATTGACGTATCTGTCCCCAGTGAAAATTAATACCTTTAAATCCCCATTTGAAAACTTCAGTCACTGCAACAAAGGGATTTTGATCATATTCAATGTTAGATGTCTTTGGATTGTAAACAAAAATATAATACTTACCCGGAGTAGGAACTTTAGGAGATTCTTGTATTACCTGTAAAAGTTCAAGCATAATATCATCAGGATCTTCATTGCCAATTAAACCATCAAGAACTGGACGGACACGATTGACATTCTTGTCAGTGTCTGTAATTTTTTTCTGCTGTCGTTCTTTAAGTGATTTTCTTGGCATTACTTGATTCCAAGTTCGTCTTCGGTGAGCACCTTAAATTCATATCCTCTATCTTTACACCACTCTCTTGCTGCTTCCCACTTTGCTTGATTTTTAACATACTCATATGCTTCACGAATGTATCCTTTAGTTTGTCTTTGTGGTTTCGGTGGAGGAGCAGTCTGCTTTTTAGGTTTAATCTCAATCAAATATTTTTTAATCTTACCATTTGATTCTTGAACTTTAATATAAAAATCAGGGAAATATCTATGTGGTTTACTATCTATTGGTGACCGATACCAGATATACATTTCTTCACTTCCCCATTCTAAAATTTTTTCATTTTTATCACAATACACCATGAATTTTCTTTCCCACAGTGAGCGATAAATGATGTTAGTTGGGTCTCCTTTATACTTGGATGGAAAAGATGGTTGATATTTTCCCTTATACGACATCTAAATAACTAAAAGAATCATAATAGGTATTTAGAGTGCCAGCTCCAACTCCCAAGAGGATATCAGACTTTAAACCAACTTTTACGAATCTTGCACAGACTTCACATTATCAAGTTGTATTTGGTGGTTTGTCTGGACTATTGAGGTCTTATCTTGCCCGTAGAGGCGTTGATCTTCAATTCATTGGAGAGACTGCAGGATTACTCTGTAGTTCAGCTTCACTACCAGGAAGTTCTTTAGGAACAGCAGATATTGTTGGTAACTTTATGGGTGTTGCTGAAAAAATGGCACACACTAGATTATTCACTCAGATTGAATTGGAATTTTATGTTGATAAGGAATATAAGACACTCAAGTTTCTAGAGCACTGGATTGAATTTATTGCTAATGGTTCTGGAGAATCTCCATTGAGGGAAGGGTATTATTTCAGGATGAGATATCCTGACGAATATAAGACAAATTACACAAAGATTATTAAATTTGACAGAGATTATGATAATAGCGTAGAATATACATTCATTGGTATGTTCCCTGTTGCATTGAATTCAATTCCAGTAAACTATGGTACTTCTGAAGTTCTAAAAGCAAGTGCCACATTCAACTTTGATAGGTATGTTGCTGGTAAGGTTGATAGTTTCAGTTACTACAATGGAACTTCTAACAATTTAGAAATTGGGTTACCAAATATTAATCTTAATTCACAGGGGCAAGCATCTTCATTTGTTCCTGCCAAGCACGGCAGTGGAGTTGGATATAAGAGAACTGAGGATGCAAGTAATCCTAATGCTCCAATCTATTATGATTCTGAATTCACAAGACGTGTTCCTGGCACATAAATAATCACAACTGAATTTTTTGGGTTATTATGCCTTTACCAAAGATTGCTACGCCAACGTATGAGTTGGAAATTCCTTCATCTAAAAAGAAAATTAAGTATAGACCGTTTTTAGTTAAGGAAGAAAAAATCCTCATCATTGCAATGGAAAGTGAGGATAATAAGCAAATTGCTGAAGCAGTTAAAACAGTAATTTCAAATTGTATTATCACTAAAGGTGTGAAAGTAGAAGAACTCTCTACATTTGATATTGAATATATCTTCTTAAACATTAGAGGCAAGTCTGTTGGTGAAGAAGTAGAAGTTTTGATTACTTGTCCAGACGATGAGGTAACTAAAGTTCCTACAGTGATTAATCTGGATGATATTAAAGTTCAAACCAGTGCAGATCATAGTAGAGATATTAACTTAGATGGTAATCTAACCCTTAGGATGAAGTATCCATCAATGAATGAGTTTGTCAAGAGTAATTTTAATGTTGGAGAAGCAATTGATGTTGATGATACGTTTGATCTAATTTCCTCTTGTATTGAACAGGTTTATTCTGAAGAAGAATCTTGGGCAGCAGCAGATTGCACTAAGAAAGAGTTGAGTGAGTTTCTTGAGCAGTTAGGGTCAAAGCAATTTAAAGATATTGAAAAATTCTTTGAGACTATGCCTAAACTATCTCATATTATCAAAATAACTAATCCAAATACTGGAGTTGAAAGCGAGGTTGTGCTGGAAGGATTAGCATCTTTTTTCGGGTAAGTATGGCGCACGAAGATCTTGCGTCATACTATAAAACAAATTTTGCCTTGATGCAGCATCATAAATACTCATTGACAGAACTAGAAAATATGATACCTTGGGAAAGAGAAGTTTATCTTTCTCTTCTCCAACAATACATTGAAGAAGAAACCCTGAAAGAAAGGTTAAATGGCTGAAAATAGAGGCGGACTTTCCCCTACCACTTTTATGGGTCGTAGTCAAGAAGATGTTACGACGATGAAAGTTTTGGTGTCTAATCAAGCCTCTTTAGATGCAGTTAATGTTCAGTTGGTAAGAATTTCCACTCAGATGAGTGAGTTCAGTAATTCTTTAACTAGAATTTCTGGATTGATGGCAGAATCTTCTGCATTAGAAAGACTAAAGGAACAGCAGCAAGCAAAGCAGGAAAGAGAACTTGCTGAACAGAGACTAAGAGAGGGAAAAGAAAGTGTAGTCGAAAGAAAAATGCAAAGTGCTTTAGCAGCACCAATTCAGAAAGTTGGAGCTAAAGCACAAGGAACCTTAGGAAACTTAATGAGGTTCTTTACTATTCTTCTTTCTGGATGGTTGCTTAACCAAGGGATACAAGCATTAAAGGCATACTCTGAAGGAAATAAGAAAAGATTACAGGACATTGGTAAAAGTGTTCTTAAAGGTCTTGCAATAACTGGTGCAATATTTGGATCGATTAAACTCGGACTTGCTGCAGTAACAGGAAGTTTATTAAGAACAGGTTCTTTAATTTCTCAGGCAGTATTTTCTGGTTTATTCAAAAGACCTGTTCAAGCGTTAATAAACGCAGTTAAAGGTGTTTTTAATAAAGATAAAACACCACCTAAAACACCACCTAAAACAAAACCATCTGCAGTATCAAAACCTAGTGGTGTAAAATTAAATTTTACCAGTAATATGGTAATTGGTGGAATAATGGCTGGACTTGATATTGCTGGTGGAGAAGAACCAGGAAGAGCAATTACTGGTGCAGGAGCAGGAATGGTAGGATCTGCTGCTGCTTTCGGACTAGGATCTTTAATTCCCCTTCCTGGGACCGGTGTTGCTGCTGGCATTGCCGCTTATAGCCCATCCGCAAACTTTGGTAAAGAAACATACGATACTGCTAAAAGTTATCTTTCACAATTTAATTTTAATTTAGATATTGGAAAATCATTTAATGATATGTCAAATATGATAGGAATGGGTGGTGGTAAAGACAAAACCCAAGAATCTCATAAAGCAGATATAGTTGCTAAACCATTGGCAAAAGTTTCATCTCCACCTAAGGCAGACACTTCTGCTATTGGACCAGAACCAGAATCACAAACTCAAGTCATAGTCACTGATGCTGGAATGAATCAACAACAGCAGAGTATTCCTACAGCAACTGGAAACATAGCAGATCTTCCACCAATTGCAAGTTCAAATCCAGATAATTTTTATGTGCTTTACTCACAAGTTCATTATAACGTAGTGATCTAAGATGGCAAATTCTACTGTAGCATATAAGTCATCAATTAGTGTTTCTAACATTAAGAGAAGTGTGTCTTCTCTTGGGAGGGGAATTAAAAGAGCACAAGGATCGGCATTATCTCTCTCCCAATCAATATCAAGAAGAAATGAAACTAAAAGACAAGGAATTTCAACTAGAGCAGGTTTATTTCAAAAAAGACAAGAAGCAGTAAGAAGAAGAGAGCAAGAAGATATTGTTGAAGCATCTGGAGTTACTGGAGCGATTCGCAGAACCAGAAAAGTCGTGATGAATAGTACTAAAGGATTTCTGGGAAGAATACTAGATTACATTGGAACTTTATTAGTTGGTTGGGCACTTGTTAATTTACCAACAATTATACGATTGGGGGAAGAGTTAATCAATAGAATTCAGAGACTTACAACGGTAATGTCAACGTTTATTCGTGATACAACTCAGTTTCTATTTGGATTTGGGCAATTATTAGATGGAGTAACACGTAATTTAATTTCTCTTGATTTTACAGATTCTCAGGGTAGACTGTCCAAGGCAATGGAACAGATGCAGTCTTCATTCAGAAGAATGGAAGATTCAGTTTTTGATGGTCTTAAAATTCTTACGGAACCAATTGACTTTCAAATTGAAGAGGGAACTCGTGGACCTGAAGCAGAACCTACTTTACCAGGTGAACCAACTCCACCTAAACAACCAACATCTCCAAGAGAAGAAACTACTGGTGGTGGAAAAGTTTTAAATCCTCAAGCTGGATACTCATACTTAAGACAACTGGGAGTTCCTCATATTCACGCACTTGGTATATTGGCAAATATTAAAGGCGAAAGTGGATTTAGAATTGACTCTAAACAACCTGATGGTCCGGGAATTGGATTGTTTCAATATTCAAGTGCTGGCAGAAAACAAGCGTTTTTACAGAATGTCCCCGATTGGAAAACAAACTGGAAGGGTCAAATAAAATATGCTATTGGTGAGGATAGAGGTCCTGCATACCTTAAAACACAATTTTCTTCTCCAGAACAGGCAGCATATTGGTGGATGGATGAGTGGGAAAGACCTGCTGCTAGTGTTTATAGAGAAAGAAACGAAAAACATAATAAATTTATTAAAGATTTTAAACCCTCATCAGGACAAAAACAAGAATCAGTCAAAATTACTAGAACAGGATCTTTAAGACCTAATGACATTTTAACTGACTCAATTGGAAGAGGTGTTCAATATATTCAGATTGGTGATGTGATGGGTGCTCCTAGAGGCAATGGAAGAAAGCACGCAGGTATTGATATTCAATGTCCAGCAAATACTTGTATTGCTTTAAGAGTAGATTGTGAGGTAATGTTTGCTGGTTGGCAAAATCCAGCAGATCACAATTCAGGATATGGATTAGTTATTGATGTATGGGTTCCAGAACTTGGAGTTCAATTAAGATTTGGACATTGTGCTGGATTTTTTATCACTAATGGTAAAGTACCTGCTGGGAGATCTTTTGCTAGAGTTGGTAGTACAGGAGCATCAACTGGACCACATATTCACTTTGAATATACTAAACAACGTGGTAGTTCTGCTGGTGGAAGTGATGGTGATCCATCTCCATATGTTTCGTATATTTTATTAACCAATAAACCAAACTATTCTTCATTTACAGTTCCCGGAAAAGGCAGAATATCTGCTGCACCAGCACAAATTAGTGTAGAACAGGGAAGAGATGTTAAAGAATTGAAAAGAGAGAAAAAAGATAATGTATTAATGGTTCCTCTTCCTCAAAGTGCACAAAGAAAACCTGCAATTATACCAATGAGTGGTGGTGATGTGGGACTTTCCGTGGATGATAGCTTAAATAGATTTGTCACACAAAAACTGTTACTCGATCTAGCATATTCATAAATGTCAACAAAAAGATCAATATACGAAGAACTTATTATAGAATCTAATGATGGTGTAAGAACCGTTGACATTAGATTGGGTACAGCATCGATTGATTACTATGAGGATGTATTTTCCCCAACAATTACTGCTAAGATTGTAGTTGCCAGCACCGGAAATGCAATTACTGGTAAAGACGGAAAACTTCAATCAATCTATGATGGTTTACCATTAAGAGGTGGTGAGAGAGTTTCAATTAAAATTGCTCCAAATTCTAAAACAAATAAAGGTTTAGACTTCTCAACAAATCCAAAGGATTACTTATATGTTTCAAGTGTAAGTAACATTATTAAAGAAGGTCTCAGAGAATTCTTTGTTTTAAATCTTGTATCAAGAGAATCAATTACTAATGAAACAACAAGAGTTCCTAAAAAGTATCCAACAAGTTTTCCAATTTCCCAATCAGTAAAAGACATTGTTGAAAAATATTTGGCAACCGATAAACCAGTTGATTTTGATGAGACTTCCAATACATATGGATTTATTGGTAATTTAAGAAAACCATTTACAATCCTAGTCTGGTTAGCATCAAAAGCAGTTCCTAAAATCCAAAATGCAACTGCAGGTTTCTTTTTCTATCAGACCAAGGAAGGATTTAAGTTCAAGTCTATTGATAGTTTAATTACGCAACCATCAAAGCAGACTTATGAATATATTCAGGTTAATCAAAGTGATCTTGAAAGGAACAATGATTTTAGAATTTTAAATTACAATATTGAAAGAAATCAAAATCTACTTGAAAAATTAAGACTTGGAACTTATTCAAGTTTTAGAGCAGCTTTCAATCCTCTAACTTGTGCGTTCACATTACCAGGTAAAGGAAAGTTTAGTCTGAATGATTATGCTGGAAAAACTAAGAACTTAGGAAGAGAACCAGAACTTCCTAAAATAACAAATAACTCCAACTTAACTCTTGGTGACTTACCATCTAGAATTTTAACACAAGTAATTGATATTGGAACATTGGATAAAGATGTTTCTATTTTACCTAATGCAGATCCATTTAAATATCAGTCTCAATCAATTATGAGATATAATTTATTATTCACACAAATTGTAAATATGGTTGTTCCTCTGAACACTAATTTACAAGCGGGTGATATTATTGAATGTAAGTTTCCTAAAATTACCGCTGATAAAGCAAAGACATATGACGAAGAAGAAAGCGGTCTATATATGATTAAGGAACTCTGCCATCACTTTGATTCAGAAATATCTCTTACTTCTATGAAACTTGTGAGAGATACTTATGGTCAGTATGGTACAAATAATCAAGCACAATAATGGAAGATTCTCTATTAAAAACTAATTTTATCGGAAGAGATGGTTTCCGTTGGTGGATAGGTCAGATTCCACCTATTGCTGCTTGGGAAAAGCAAGTAACAGGATCTGGTTGGGGAACTAGATATAAAGTTCGTATTATGGGATATCACCCATATAGCACTGCTGAACTTCCTGATGAAGACTTGCCTTGGGCAGGCGTCTTAATGCCACCTGGCAATACTGGTTCGGCAAACGTTTCTAAAACAATTAAATTTAATCCTGGCGATACCGTTATTGGATTTTTCCTAGACGGGGATAACGGTCAAGTCCCAATGATTATGGGCAGTTTTGGCAATTCATATTATGCTGCAAACAATAAAGAAAAAGGAACTCCTGGAGCATTTGGTTCCTTTACTGGTTATACCGATTATATGAAGAAACCCTCCAAGTCGGTGTTGAGGGCAAATCAATCTAATGATGCTAACGCAGGATCTCAAAAATCTCCACAAGCATTGAGTCCAGCAGATGCTAATCAAAGAGCAAACAATGCTAATTATTCAGCATCATCTGGAACAACAATTCCACTCCCAATTGGTGAGAGTGGATCGAAGAAAACAATTAATAAAATTAAAGCAGCAATTGAAGGATTTGTTTCTTTTCTTAAGAATTTAAGGAATGCTTTTAATGATTCAATTCAATATGCTAAGGACTGGATTAAACAAGAGATTGACATAAGAGCAGAACAGATTACTGAACTTGCTTCTGGAATGATTTCTGGAATGATCAATTCTTTATATGAAAGATTAATTCCAATCCTAGCACAGGGATTGAATATGCTTTATGCTGATGTGTTTGCTAAAGTTCTTGCTGCTACTTTAAATCCTATTGCAGCACATCTTGCTGGCGTTGCTGCCCAAGTAGCAATGACAAAACCAGTTAAGATGCTTCAAGATTTAATTCCTTGTATTGTTAATCAAATCGTTGGAAAACTGACTGGATTTGTTGCTGATATTTTAAAATCTGTTGCGGATAATGTCCTCAACTTTGTTCAGTGTGTGGGTGATCAAGTTATTGGTGCAATCTTTAATGGTGTTGTCGGACAAATTGTTGATGGATTAGCATCTGCTCTTGATGGTATTTCTAAAATACTCCAATTCTTTGAAGATTTCAATGTAGAAAATCTTCTCAGAAATGGAATTGATGCTTTACTTGGATTAGTAGGACTTGCAAGTTGCAATAAGAAAAATAAGAAAGATAAATTTGGTGCTGAAAAATATAAGATTGGATATGGTCCAGTCTATCAGAGTGAACCAGATTTATCTAAGATTGTAGAAAATGCAAATACTGCTCAAGCAATTTCTGCCGCTGCTCAGGCAGCAGAGTTTCCACTTGATGCTGCTTCAGATTTAATGGGTTCATTTGACTTATTTACTGGTGCAATTGCAGATCCCAATATGGTAACCGATTTGGGTTCTTGCTTTGGTGGAATACCAACTATCTGCAATCCACCAACGGTTAATATATTTGGTGGTGGTGGAACTGGTGCTGAAGCAATTCCACTATTTGGATTAGTTGTTGGTGAGGCAGGTCAGCAGACGGGTAGTGTGATAGGGGTCAAGGTAACCAATCCTGGAAATGGATATACATTCCCACCATTTGTTGAAGTTGTTGATAATTGCAATCAAGGTTATGGTGCAATTGCTAGAGCAACAATTCAGAATGGACAAGTTAATAATGTTTATGTTGTGTCTGAAGGTGAAAACTATCCTGTCACCGAATTTACTCCATACACAGTTTCAGATGTAACAGTAATTGATCCTGGAAGTGGATATGAAGATGGTGATACAGTCACTGATGATCTTGGAAATACGTATCAGGCACAAATTTTCCAAGGATCTATCATCAAGGTGACCCCAATAAATATTAAAGATATAACTGATATTCCAAGATTAACAGTTCAATCAAATACAGGATCTGGTGCTATTCTTGCTGCAAATCTTGATACAAGACCAGATTTCCAAGGTGAAGTTCAACAAGTTATTGACTGTGTTACCTAATGGCAGAAAGACCACTTGAAAAGCAAAACTGGTATAGACACTTTGTAGAGTCTTATGGACCTACATTCAGGATTGATATTGGCAATCCCCAGATGGGGTATGGTGGTCCTGATGTTTACACTATGTATGGTGTTACTGATCAAGATAAAAAATCATCTATTGGATTTGATCAGAATGGAAAATTAAAAATTAACAGTGATGTAAGTATTGAAATTGTTGCTGGTGAATTTAATGGTGATAAATCTGAAGATGTTTTAATTCACAGCAGACGTGGTAATGTTACAATCACTGCCGATAGAAACGGAACAATTAAGATTGCTGGAGCAAATATCACAATTGAGGCAAGTGGAGATTTAAGTCTTTCTGCTGGAAATGATATCGTAGCAAATGCTGGTAATATTTTTAGAATAGAAGGAAACGGCGCAGAAATTAATGGATTGACTGGTAATTTAGTACCACCAGAAAAACAATTTTTATTCAGAGTATTTAAAGGATCTTTTGTTGGAACAGATATTATTTTAAAACTTTTAGACATCGCTCTACCTGGTTCATAAGATGGCAGAAAATATCACAGTTACAGGTCAGGAAGCGTACTTTAATGAAGACGCCAAGTTCTTCAAAGACGTTTATATTTACGGGACTTTATATTATGATTTTGATTTAGATACTGATAATTTAGTTCTTGATAATATTAAGGTTAATAATGCAATTAATGCAAATAATCTAAATGTAACTGGAACATCAAATTTTACTGGATTTTCAACATTTTCTGGTAACGTTTTTATATCTGGCATTACCACTGCCACTAATGCAAATATTGATAATCTTGTAGTTGGTATTGCTACCGTTCAAAAAAGATTCGAACTAACAGATAAAAATGGAATTAATTATCTAGTTGGATTTGCTGAAGGTGCTAGATCTGGAAATATCGGTATTGGTAGCACACTTCCAGATCAAAAACTTGATATTGGTGGTGCAGTAAGAATTCAAACCAATATCTTCGACTCCACTAACTATCCAGGATTAAATGGATATTATCTATCTCGTGACGCTACTGGTATTCGTTGGGTTGCTCAAAATCCAACACAACTTCAATCTATTTTTGTTCAAAATGAAGGCGCAAATGTTGGTGGAGCATCTTCTTTCTCAACATTAAACTTTATTGGCACTCGTTCTGGTGGAGATTTAGTTAACGCATCTGTAAATCCATCTAATCCTTCGATTGTTGACATTGATATTATTGACCATTGGACTAAAAATGCATCTGGTATTCATACTACAGTCAACGTTGGTATTAACGTTGCAAATCCTAGTTATGGATTAGAAGTTGGGACCAATGCATATTTTCAGGGTCCCGTAGAATTTGAAAGTGCTGTATTTGTTGATGCTGGACTGATTGTTTCTGGATTTACTACAGGAACCATTTCTACTTCAATCATATCAGGTTTTGCTACTAATGCTCAAAGAGCAGGATTCGCTACATTTGCAGATTTTTCTGGAATCTCTACGTTCTCAATTGTATCTGGGTTTTCAACTAATTCTAATAGAGCGGGATTTGCTACATTCTCCGACTTCGCAGGGATATCAACATTCTCTGTAATATCTGGATTCTCTACAAATTCTAACAGAGCGGGATTCGCTACATTTGCAGATTTTGCTGGAATCTCCACGTTTTCAGTTATCTCAGGATTCGCTACAAATTCTAATAGAGCAGGATTCGCTACGTTCTCGGACATTGCTGGAATCTCTACGTATGCATCAATAGCAGGATTTGCGACAAATGCAAATAGAGCAGGATTTGCTACATTCTCTGACATTGCTGGAGTATCTACATTCATTAAAACAGTTGCAACTACCAATGATCAAAATTATTATCTACCATTTGTCGAAAATGCAACGTCTACTGGTATAGAAACAGTTAGAGTTGATAGTGGAATTAAATATAATCCATCATCAAATGCATTAAGAGTAGATGGTAATCTTTCTGTAGGAACAACCAGTTTATTCCAAGGAAATATTGAACTTGATGCAGGTTTAATTGATATCAATGGTAGCACTGCCATAGGAAAAACTGATTATAGACTTGCATCAGTCGGAACAGGTGTTTCTTGGAGACCACCTGGAGTTCAAACTCAAAACATTATTTACGTTACAAAAGATGGTAATGATAGTAATAGTGGTCTTCTAGAGGGAGATGCTAAAGCTACCATTGGTGCTGCCGCAGCAATCGCACAGGATGGAGACACCATATATGTACGTCCCGGTGTTTACTTTGAAAATAATCCTATCGGTTTAAGAACTGATGTGAGTGTATCAGGTCAAGATTTGAGATTAGTAACTGTTGTTCCTAATAATGTGACTAAAGATGTTTTTCACGTTAGAAGAGGTTGTTTAGTTGAAAACCTGAACTTTGCAGGATCAACCGTAGGTATATACCATACTGCATGTGGCGCTGTTGCCTTTCCACCATTGGAGATAGTAAATCAGGCAGCTTCTGGTTATATTGGAACTGGTCCCGCTAACGAAGGTCCAAGTGGAAGATGGAGATCTCCATACATCCGTAACTGCACAAACTTTATGACTGGCAGTATCGGTATGAAGATTAATGGAAATCACGTTAATGCCTCATATACTGGTATTAATAGTCTTGGTCAAGACCTTAAGTGTATGGTTTGCGACTCATTTACACAATATAATGAAAATGGCATCGGAGTTTCAATTACTAATAATGGATATGCACAGTTAGTTTCTATCTTTACAATTAACTGTAACATTGGTGTTTATTGTGATACGGGTGGATCTTGTGATATTACAAACTCCAACTCATCATTTGGAAACTATGGTCTTTATGCCAATGGTGTTGGTGCTGTAGAATTTACGGGAATTACAACTGGAGCAACTGTTGTTGCTGAAGAGGATACTTATACTTTTACAAATGTAAGAGATGCATTGAATAATGTAAGGAAACCATTTGATGGTCAGGCATTATTCTTTAAGATTAACTTAGCAGATTACAATGATGTTGGTGGGGCGACGGGAATTGTAACAGCACCATTGAGAACTGTACGTAGTATTAAGGTTACTAATGGCGGATCTGGATATAGTGAAACTGCTCCACCTAATGTAACGATATCATCACCTGGTGGTCCAGAAGCAATTTTGGCAGAACTTTCTGCAAATGTAAGTGCTGCTGGCACAGTGAGTTCAATTGATGTTATTTCAAGTGGTAGAAACTTCTTACCATCACAGGCAGTAACTGTTACAATTTCTGGAACTGGTGGTGCAACTGCAGAAGCAATAATGGATCCAATTTATTATACGGTAAGTACTGCAACTGAACCAACGACTGCTGGTTTAACCACAGTTACTTTTAATGAATTTATCCCTTATTCTGTTGGTGCTGGTACAAGTGTTGAGTTTAGAAGAATTAGTCGCATCATTACTAGCAACATTAGTTTTGAATACATTGGTGCTGGTGTAGACATAAATAGATCAAACCCCTTCCAGGGTGGCGTTCCTATTCCTGAAAATGAAGTCGTTGCTATTAACGGTGGTCAAATTCCATTTACAAGCACGGATCAAAAAGGAAACTTTAGAATTGGACAAGGTTTAACTATTGACCAAACAACTGCAACTATTTCTGGAAGAGATTTCAACAGAGCAATACAAGCAAACTTAACACCATTGATACTTGCGTTGGGAGGATGATAAAATAAAATGGCAGTTGCACCAATCAATAGGTTTCTTTCAGTTGCTACTCCTGTTGCACCTGGAGAACAGAAGATATATGAAGTTCCAACTGGAACCTCTGCTATTTTACTTTACGCACAAGTATCTAATGTTGGTGTCGGAACTTATCCAACGGTAACTTTAATTCATAGAAGAGAATCAAGAAGCACAGGGCAGACAAGAGATATTAGAGTTATTAAAAATATAGAAGTTCCACCAAATGATGCAGTTATTCTGATTGATGGTAGGTTAGTTTTAGAGAAGACTGCAACTACACTTGATAGACTTTACATTGTTGGTGTTCAGACTGGGATATCAACAATTACTAATGTTGTTTATCACGAACCAACTGGAGTAGCAACAGTTACAACTCAAAACCCACATATCTTCACGGTAGGTAGTGAAATCACAATGTCGGGTATTGCAATGACCTGCCCAAGTGGTTCAGGAATTACGACAACAGTTTTCCCAAGTCCACAAAGATCTTTTGTCATTGATAGCATTGTTGATAGTGTAGGTACTTCTAGGACATTTACAACGACTGTTGGAAGTGCAAACGGAATTGCTCACACCTATGTGAGTGGTGGATTGGTTGGTCCACTTCAGATGGAGTTTATTGGAAGCATCCTAGAGAATAGTACAGCATAATATGTCTGATAGAAAGATAAGTAACAGATATTTAAGTGGACGATCTAAAGTTATTGGATTTTCTGGACTAAGTTCAGATCGTCATCTTTATATTTCTCCAGGAGAAGTTGAACCTAATCTAGGATATCCTGGTGAAAAAGCAATTCCAATTGCAGAAGAATATTATCAATTAATTACCATTCCAAATGGTACAACTTATGATAGATATTGGCAAATTCAACCTGATCTTTTACCTGCCGGTATTAGTATCTTTGATGAAGGGTTTCTTGTAGGAACTGCAAATAGTGTAACTAAATTAAATTTTGTAGGGGCTGCGGTTACTGCCACAGTAAGTGGTAGTATTTCTACAATTACAATTGATCCTGCTGCAAGGGTTTCTGTTGGAACAGAACCTCCCGGAGGTGCAGTACAAGGAGATCTTTGGTGGGATAGTGACGTTGGTGAACTTTATCTTTACTATCAAGATGGGAACAGTAATCAGTGGGTAGAAACTTCTGGTGGAAGTGAAACTGTTACCATCTCAGATAATCCTCCAACAGGATCTAACACCGGAGACTTATGGTGGGAGAGTGATACTGGTATTTTATACATCTATTATGATGACGGTAATAGTGAGCAGTGGATTGATACCACTGGTGGAATTCTTGATGATTTAGTTAATTATTGGGTTGGAACGGGAGTTGGTATTCATACTCTTAGTAGGGTTGGAATTGGAACAACAAATCCAACAGATGCCCTAACAATTTTTGGTAATTTAAATGTAGTTGGAGTCGCTACATTTAGTGGAAATGTCACAATTGGTGGAACATTAATTTATGAAGATGTTATCAATATTGACTCAATTGGGATCATAACTGCTAGAAATGGAATAACAGTTACCTCTGGTGGTGTTAATGCTGTTGGAGTTATTACTGCACTTGGTGGATTTAATATTGGAATTCAATCGAGTGGTGTTAATGTAACAACCGGAGTTATTACTGCACTTAATTTTATTGGAACTGGAAATACCTTTAGTTATAATCCTTCAACGAAAATTATTGATATTAGTATTGCTGGCGGGACTGGAGTAGGAGCAGGAACATCAGTTACAATTTCAGATACTCCACCTATATCACCTCAGAATGGAGACTTATGGTGGGAAAGTGACTCTGGAGATTTAAAAGTTTATTATAATGATGGTACTAGTGCTCAATGGGTATCTGCTAACTCCGGAGATAATCTAGTACAAATATCTCCAACAGCACCCTCTAGTCCTCAGAGTGGAGATCTTTGGTGGAATAGTGATAATGGAAATCTGTTGGTTTACTATGATGATGGAAGTAGTGCTCAATGGGTATCAGCAAATAATACAAATCAACAATATTGGGTAAAAAATAATACTGGCATCCATACTCTTGGAAATGTTGGTGTAGGCACTACCAATGCAAGATACACACTAGAAGTTGGTGCAGTTGGTGCTGCTGGAACTTCTTTATGGGTTAATGGTGATGCAAGAGTTACTGGCATTCTAACAGTTGGTACGAGTTCAATTACGCTGAATGGAATTACCAATCAAGCATTTATTGGTACTGGCATTACTGCATATGGAAATACAGGTATTATTAGTGCAACCAGAGTTTATGCCAACAAGTTTTATATTGATGGTGCAGAAGCAATTGGACCACAAGGATCTACAGGTGCTCAAGGATCTACAGGTGCTCAAGGATCTACAGGTGCTCAAGGTTCGGCAGGAGCACAAGGTTCTGCTGGTGCTCAAGGTGCCACAGGTAATCAGGGAGCAGCAGGTGCTCAAGGATCTACTGGAGCACAAGGAAGTGCTGGATCTCAAGGATCTGCTGGATCTCAAGGATCTGCTGGAGCACAAGGATCTACCGGTGCTCAAGGAGCTCAAGGTTCTAGTGGAACAGGGACAACAGGTGCTCAAGGTTCTACAGGTGCAACAGGTGCTCAAGGATCTACAGGTGCCACAGGTTTTCAAGGTGCAACAGGAGCTCAAGGATCTACTGGAGCACAAGGAACTTCCGGAACTGTTGCTATTCCTTCCGGTTCTGTACTGCTTTTTTATCAAGCAGCAGCACCCACTGGTTGGACACAAGTTACATCTCAAAATAACAAAGCAATGAGAGTTGTGAGTGGAACTGGTGGAGGGACCGGAGGTACAACAGCATTTACATCAGTGTTTACTTCAAGAACACCTGCAGGTACAGTTACAATGACTAATGCTGCTGTTACCTTGACTGAATCACAAATTCCTTCACACACTCATGGTATTGAAGGTACAAACGGTATAAATGAAGACAATCCTGTTAGTGGATTTATTAATAATGTTGGGGTTTACAATGCTGATGGAAGCACCAACGGCACTGGTGGTGGAGGATCCCACACTCACGCCAACACAGCATCATTTAGTGGAACAGCATTAGATTTTGCCGTTCAATATATAGATATTATACTCTGTTCTAAAAATTAATTTATAGGGGAATTGAATCAATGAGAGTAACAATTATTCCAGAAGATAAGTGGATTAGAAAAGATGATGTTTCTGCAAAATTGCCAGAATGGAATTTTAATGATCCTGATATTCATGCAATTCAATGGTATGATACTAAAGGAGAAATAGAGTACAAAGAAACAGAAGATTTTCCACAAAGAAATGAATCTATCACTGATGATTCTATTTTACAACCTTATCTTGATGCTTTATCCGAATATTTGGATAATTTATCAACATCTTCTTTAGGTATTGGAACAAGTGATTCTTTGTGATATAATATAGTTTTAATTATGGCTAAACTAAAACCAGGAGATTTTTGTCCTTTAATTAAAAAAGATTGTATTGGATTAAAATGTGCTTGGTACACCCAAATGCGAGGGACCAATCCAAATACTGGCGAACCTGTGGATGAATGGGGTTGTGCAGTAACTTGGATGCCTTTTATGGCAGTTGAAATTGCTCAAAAGTCAAATCAGACTGGTGCTGCCGTTGAGAGTTTCAGGAATGAAGTTGTAAGAGCAAATCATCAGAATCAAGAACTATATAGAGAAGCATTGCAACAACAGATTGTTCCTGCTCAAATCACTCCATTAAATCAACCAATTAATATCTTAGAAGAAGCAAAAGATGAATGATTTGATCAAGGTCATTAAAGTCATTGATGATGAGAATCTTAAGGTAGTTAATGATTATATCGATACTTTAAGTTTTAATGAAACCACAGTATTTGGTTCTGATAATAACCCAAGAATTGATACATCAGTGAGATCAAGTTTAGGATCTCATATGGATGAAAATCATGAAGTTACAAAACTTTTACATGATAAAATAAATGAATCTTTAATAGAATATAGAAATCAAGTAATAGCAATTAATCCAATTTTTGAATATTATCCTGTTCCTGGTGGTTATCATACAACTTCTCATCGTGAACAAATTCAAATTTTAGAATATTCTCCTAATCAAGAATATAAGTTCCATCATGATGTTTCAAATAACCCTAATTCACCAGAATATCATAGGCAAATATCGGTTGTTATTTATTTGAATGATGGATTTGAAGGTGGTGGTACAAAATTTCCACACCAAACCTTTAAACCACGTGCAGGATATGGATTATTTTTTCCTTCTAATTGGTGCTACCCACATTCTGGTCAGAAAGTTTTAAGTGGGAAAAAAAGAGTTGCTGTAACATGGTATTATGTGAATGATCATAGTGCGTGAAGAATAAATACTAAAAATAGTGGAAAATAAAATAAATAATGCCTCTTAATTTTCCAAGCAGTCCATCTCCAAATGATACGTACTCTGCTAATAATTCAATTTGGCAATGGGACGGAATCGCTTGGTTAAAATTACCAGATCCGGGACCAACAGGTTCTCAGGGTGCTCAAGGAACATCAGGATCTCAAGGTGCTCAAGGTGCTGCAGGAGCACAAGGATCTACTGGTGCTCAAGGAACATCAGGATCTCAAGGTGCTCAAGGTGCTGCAGGAGCACAAGGATCTTCTGGTGCACAGGGAGCACAAGGTTCTTCTGGTGCACAGGGAGCACAAGGAACAGCAGGTGCTCAAGGTGCTGCAGGAGCACAAGGATCTTCTGGTGCACAGGGAGCACAAGGTTCTTCTGGTGCACAGGGAGCACAAGGAACAGCAGGTGCTCAAGGTGCTCAAGGAACTGCAGGATCTTCATCTACAAATGGATTAGGTCATGGTCAAACATGGACTGATGTTTCTGGAAGTCGTTCTAGTGGCGTTACATATACAAATAGCACGGGAAAACCAATTGTGGTTTTAGTGGATGTTATTGGAAGATATCCTTTAGATTGGGACACTCAAAATAGCGAGTATGTTCAAATCACTCCTACTCAATATCCAAATTTAATTGCTTATGTTAACGGATCTAGAGTTCCTGCTGGATATAACGCAGTTAGTTTTTGGACTAATTATATTGCTGGCCCTGCTCCTACTTATAGTCCCGGATTTAATGGAGGTAATGCCCCTCTTGTAAATATGATTGTGCCTAATGGATCCACATATCGAATCGATTGGAATACAGGTGCAACTTTAATTTATTTTTACGAATTAAGATGAAACACTATCTATCTCCAGATAATCAAATATTTGCATATGATTTAGATGGATCGCAAGACCACCTTATTCCAGAAGATTATATACTTTTATCTGAAGAAAATGCGATTGAACTAATTAAAAATAAACAAGAAGAATATATTTCTTCTCAGTTGATATCAAATGTATCTCCAATGGAAAAATTAAAAAGATCGGGATTAACACCTGAAGAAATTAAAGAACTTTTAGGATTAACCTCCTAAAATTTAACCTACCACATAAATAATCAAAAAAGCATACAGTGCCTTTAGATTTTCCGAATAGTCCTTCTTTAAATCAATATTATGTTGCTGCTGGAAGAAGATGGCAGTGGGATGGAACTGTTTGGCAGAGGATACCAGATCCTGGTGCACAAGGTGTTCAAGGAGCAGATGGTGCTCAAGGTTCAACAGGAGCACAAGGTGCTCAAGGAACTGCTGGAGCTCAAGGTGTTCAAGGATCTACTGGTGCTACAGGTGCACAAGGTGATATAGGTGCTCAAGGATCTACAGGAGCACAAGGTGCTCAGGGTGCTGCTGGTTCAGGTGCTCAAGGAACTGCTGGGTCTCAGGGTGCTAGTGGTGCTCAAGGATCTACGGGTGCTCAAGGTTCTGCTGGTGCTCAAGGATCTACGGGAGCCCAAGGTTCAACAGGTGCTCAAGGTGCTGCTGGCAGTCTTACTGTAAATAATCAATCAACTAATTATACTTTGGTTGCTTCAGATAATAATAAAATAGTTGTATTTACTGCTGGAACCATTACTGTTCCATCAGGTGTTTTTAACACTGGAGATGCAATAACTGTTGCAAATAATTCAACATCATCTAGAACAATCGCTCAGGGATCAGGTGTAACTATGTATCTTGTAGGTTCATCTACAACAGGTAATAGAACTCTTCTCCAGAGAGGAATCGCTACTGTTGTATGTATAGCATCAAATACTTTTATTATTAGTGGTGGTGGATTGGCATAATGTCTCACCCACAACAATTTTTATTGGACAATAGATACTTATATGATGTTCCTACTCTTAATTTAAGAGTATATTTTAATTTAACACATCCAAGAGGGATAGATAATTCTACTATAGTTAGAAATCTTGTTGATTTTTCAAATAGTGGAAGAGGAATTTTATTCGGTGGTAGTTTCGGTGGATATAACTTCACACCAACAATTCAAACGGATAGTGGTCTAGGATTTAAGTATGTTGATTTTTCAAATAATCAATATTATGAATCTAGTGGGGCGGATCCTGGACTTGTTTTTTCTGGGATAATGTCCCATCCACTCAACGCTGTACCACCATCAACTGGTGATTTTACTTGGTCTTGGTGGATAAAACTTAATGCTAGTTCATCTGGTAGATTTGAAGGTTTTTTATGTGCAGAAAACTCATCCGAAGGTGGAATATGTTGGATTTTTAAAGATAATAGACTTAAGTTATATGAGGTTTTTGTTGGAGATGTTCCTGGTAGTGCATCTTTACTTTGTGATTTTGCATATGTTTATTCTTTGAATACACTTTATAATATCTCAATTACTAGAAGTAGTAATAATTATTCATTATATGTCGATAACGTCTTTCAAGAAACCATTACTAATGCTGCCGTTTTTAATACAGCAACATCTCAAACAGTATATTGGGGTGCAGTTCCACAGGGGGGAGATGTTTCAACTCATAATAGATGGTCTGGGAGATTATTTAAATATATGGAATATGGTAGAATAATAGATACGAATGAGATTTCTCAAATTTATAGTGCTGGTGCTGGATTATGATTATGTTAATTTAAAATAAACAAGAAGAATATATTTCTTCTCAGTTGATATCAAATGTATCTCCAATGGAAAAATTAAAAAGATCGGGATTAACACCTGAAGAAATTAAAGAAATTTTGGGATTAATTTAATTTAAAATAAATAGTTCAAAAGTAGATAATGGCACTTAACTTTCCAAATAGTCCATCATTAGACCAAATACATGAAGAAAATGGAACTAAGTGGATTTGGAGTGGTTATTCCTGGACCCGTGTAGTTTCTGCAGGAGCACAAGGATTTCAAGGTTCCACTGGCGCTCAAGGTGCTGCGGGTGCACAAGGATCCACTGGATCTCAAGGTTCACCAGGAGCACAAGGTGCAGCAGGAGCACAAGGTTCAACAGGAGCGCAAGGTTCAACAGGATCTCAAGGAGCGATTGGTGCTCAAGGTTCTGATGGAAACTTTGGCGGTGCTGCTTTTGATTATACGTTTGATAGTTCAACCATAGATGCTGATCCAACACAAGGTAAGTTAAGACTCAATCAAGTTGGTATCACTACAGCAAGTTATCTTTATATCCATAATGATGACGATAATAATGTAGATGTTACAAGTTATCTTCAAACAATTGATGATTCAACTTCTAACATTAAAGGACACTTTACAATTGCAGAAAAAGGAAATACCGCATATTTTGGATTATTTTCAATAGTAGGACTTCATACTGAATATACGAATTATTTTGCAGTACCTATTTCTTATGTTTCGGGTATTACAACATCATTTACTAATAACCTTGATGTAATTATTACATTCGCAAGAACGGGTGATAAGGGAGATACTGGAGCACAAGGTGCTCAAGGTTCTACTGGTGCACAAGGTGCTACTGGAGCAACAGGTGCTCAAGGTACAGCAGGGGCACAAGGAACTACTGGCGCACAAGGTGCCACTGGTGCACAAGGTTCTGCTGGAGCACAAGGTGCACAAGGTGCTACCGGTGCTCAAGGCGCTTCTGGTGGTGCAGGTTCTACAGGTGCTCAAGGTGCCACAGGTGCTCAAGGCGCTTCTGGTGCTCAAGGTGCCACAGGTGCTCAAGGTGCATCAGGAACTCTTGGTGCAACTGGACCTACAGGTGCTCAAGGTGCAATAGGTTCGCCATCCGACGTAATACCTTCTGGATCTGTATTTTTGCTCTATCAAGCAAATGCACCAACTGGATGGACAAAAGTTACAACACAAAACAATAAAGCATTGAGAGTTGTAAGTGGAACTGGTGGAGTTGCTGGTGGTACCGGTGGCACTTTTAGTGCTGTATTTGCTTCAAGAACTCCAGCAGGATCTGTAAGTGTTTCTGGTTCTACTTCTGGAGGTTCAATCGCTAATACGACAGTAACAGGATCGGTTTCTGGTTCTAACTTTGGTGGTGGTGTAAGCAACCACACTCTGTCCACTTCGGAGATGCCATCTCATAGTCACAGATTGTCTATGATTCCACCTGATGTTGGGGGACCTGATGTACCTGTACGATATGGTTCTGGATATAGTAGTGATCGTCTTTTTACAGATGCTACTGGTGGAAGTGGTGCTCACGGTCACGGATTTACTAATCCATCCTGGTCTGGTTCCGTTTCAATGAATGCTCACAGTCACACATTTACAAACCCATCATGGAGTGGATCTGCATCATTCTCTGGAACGGCAATGGACTTTGATGTTCAATATATAGATATTATACTTTGTACCAAAAACTAATTAGAGAAGAAACCAAATGAGACTTACAATTATACCTTCTGATAATGTAATCGGAATTGATGGTATCTTTTTATCTTGCAATCAAGAAGATATTCAATGGATTCCATCAAATATTCATGCTATCCAATGGTATAGTACTTGGGGAGAAATTGAATATAAGGATGATCCGTTAAATAAAAGAATTGAAGAACTGGGAATCTTTGAACAAGCAATTACTACTTACAGAAATATTGAAACAAGACTGCAAAGAGAACAAGAAGAACTTGAGATTGCTAGAGAACTGGAGAGGGACTACTTACAAGAATTGAGAATTGTTAGAAATAGTAAGTTAGGTGAGAGCGATTGGTCTCAAATGCCAGATTCTCCATTATCCGAAGAGAAAAAAAATGAATGGAAAGAATATCGTCAAGAGCTTAGAGATTTGCCAGAAAGTATAACAAATCCTAAACCACTAGTTTTAGATTTAAATGATCCTGCTTGGCCAATTAAACCAGAATAAATAGTGAGATGTGAGGGAAATGCAAATAAATAATGGCACTTAACTTTCCAGATAGTCCATTAGTAAATGATATTTTTACATCAGGTAATACTAGATGGATATGGGATGGAACTTCATGGGTTAGACAAGGAACTTTAGGATCGCAAGGATCAACAGGTGCACAGGGTTCTACTGGTGCACAAGGATCTCAAGGTGCTCAGGGATCTTCTGGTGGTGTTGGTTCAACTGGTGCTCAAGGAGCGACTGGTAATCAGGGTACATCAGGTTCTCAAGGATCTACTGGTGCTCAAGGATCTACTGGTGGTGTTGGTTCAACTGGTGCTCAAGGTTCTCAAGGATCTACTGGCGCACAGGGTACATCAGGTTCTCAAGGATCTACTGGTGCTCAAGGTTCAACAGGAGCACAAGGTGCACAAGGAACTTCTGGTGGAACTGGAACTACAGGTGCCCAAGGTGCTCAAGGATCTTCTGGTGGTGCTGGTTCCACAGGCGCTCAAGGTGCTCAAGGTACTGCAGGATCTCAAGGATCTACTGGCGCACAGGGTGCCACCGGTGCTCAAGGTGCACAAGGAACCGCTGGAGCTCAAGGTGCTCAAGGTCCCTCTAATTTAAGTGGAAGTGTTCAAATAGATTCTCTTGGAGTTGGAACTCCAGCATCTGGGACCACTGGAGAAATTAGAGCAACAAACAATGTTACTGCTTTTTACTCTTCAGACGTTAAGTTAAAAACTAATATAAGACCTATTAATGATCCTATTAATAAGTTACTGGAAATTAATGGTGTTAATTTTGATTGGAAAGATGAATATATTGCTCAAAAAGGTGGTGAGGATGGATATTTTGTTAGAAAAAATGATATAGGTGTTATTGCACAAGAGATTGAGAAAGTTTTACCAGAGGCAGTTGTAACTAGAGAAGATGGTTATAAAGCAGTTAGATATGAATTAATCATTCCACTCTTGATTGAAGCAATTAAAGAACAGCAAAAACAAATTGAAGAATTAAAAGATATAATCGAAGATAAAATATGACCTTACAATCTTCTGGACCAATTTCGCTTTTAGACATCCAAAATGAGTTTGGAGGTTCAAATCCAATTGGTATAGATGAATATTATGGCATAACTACAGGAATTCCCATTAGTGGAACCATTAGTATTGCTGATTTTTATGGAAAAAGTACTCCACCAACAACTAATGGTTTGATTGCAAACTGGAAACCTTCTAGTTATTCCGGAACTGGTAACTGGAATGATTCTTACACTGCCGATGCAACAGGCAATAATTATATGATTAAGGTTGGTAGTCCTACTTATACAAGTGGAACGCCATCGTACTTTACAACATCTAATAACAATCATTGGGAAGTTGCCGATGCTGCTAAACCCAACGGTTCTTATGCAGCAGCATCTATTCTTTTCTGGTTATATCAAACTTCTGGAACAACAATTCAGGGTGGATTAGAGAATAGATATGGAAGTGGTACTCAATTTGGATTGGAAATACAATCAACAGGTAGTTTAGGCAGAATTGGTTATTTTTGGAATAATAATGCATCAAATACGTGGGGATATAATACTACACTTACATTAGATGCAAATACTTGGTATTTGGTAGGTCTGACGCTTGATTCTACAGAAGTAATTTTTTATAGAGGAACTAGTAGCACACTTAGCACTAACACCAGAACATTTACACATACTGCTCAAACTATTGCCAGTAATAATAAATTTTACTATGGTAGTGATCCTGAAAATACTGGTAGAGGTTTTCAGGGAAGATTAGGTGAATGTTGGTTTTATAACCGTAAACTTAGTAATAGTGAAGTTACTACTCTTTACAATAGTACAAAAGCAACCTATGGATTTTAAGACCAGGGTAATCCAGATGCTTTGGTTGGATTTATAACTTCATTCAATTTTTGTTCTAAATCTGCTTTGATAGATGTAAGTTCATCACCAAGTTCTGATTCAATCCATTCAATTACAAGTTCTTCTGTTAAATTTTCATAGGATATTAACGATTCTGGTCTAGAAAAATTTACACTTCCACCGTGAATAAATTCTCTTGTAAGACCATTACCATCAACCTCACTACAAGTTAAAGTATATGACGCATTGTAAACATATCCATCATTAAGTTCTCTCATCAAATTTGTTATAGACCAAGTAAAAGTGCTGCTCATACATTTTACAAATGATTCTTGATATTTATAATTAGTCCTAACCCCTTGACACCCGCCCCCAGATGCCCTATAATATGGGGGTAAACAACAAAACCCACCCAATGAGCACCGCACAAGAGACCGTTCAAGGCATTGTGATTGATCTCTGCACTCGCACCTTCCTGCTTCTCAGCGATCAGGGCAGCGAGCGTCTGGTAGAGTGTGAGACTATTGAAGAATTTATGAACGTTCTGGAAGTGGTCACCGCACAACTGGACCCTGAGCAGATTGAGTATGCTGACCTTGCAGTTTATGGTCAAGACAACAACTAAATATCAAACACCATGGAAGTTTTCACTGTGGAAGAGTTTCAAGAAAGATTTGATGAACTTATGAGTCGTGTAGAGAACGGCGAGCACATAGGAATCGTTAATGAGGACGGGCAGGCAGCAGTGATGATGCCCGTT